TAGTTGAGTATCTTCAAGCAGAAGTCGACGCATATGGCACACTTTCTAAAGAGCGTGTTGCAAACGCTGAAGATATGCTGATTGCTATGTTCAGCAAGTCAAGACAGAAAACTGTTACCAATCCTACATTCGTTGTTGATGAACACGGCATGGCTCATGCTAACTTTAGGCAGAAAATCAACGAATGGGAAACAATCGAAGCTAATCCGCGTAGGCTTGCAAGAAAATACATTTATGGCAATGAGCGCATAAACTATAACGAATTATTAAAAGACACAAACAGAGCTATTGATGATATTTTAAATCCTATTGCTGACAGAATAGAAAGCGAGCTTGCGGAATATCAAGATACAGTCAAGAGTGAGCGTGCGTTTTTCATCAATGGTAAGTGGGGCTACTTTGCCGCAACCAATAGAACAGAAGGCAAGTATGCAAATGACTTTGCAGGCATACCGGACCAAAGCGCAGTCTTGGTTGATTTTGGTGAGATAGGCAAGGACGGAAAACGTCATTGGACTAAGCGAGCTTTAGAGCAAGCGGATATTGAAGGCCTTGTATTCCATGAAGCAGGTGACAGTATTCGTAATGTCAACTGGGTATCAAGATACGTTCATGACTACGGCGGCAGCGTAAGCGACTTGACCAGTAAAAAAGGACGCAGAAGAATTGCTGAAAAGATTGCAAGAGGCGAAGATATAGCGGATTACTACGATTTGCGTAGCACCGGTTTAGATTATGGCGACGCTGAAATTAAGGCAGACTTTAAGCATATTGTAGATGAGCTAGACAGACTGCAAGCCTTGAAACATAGACTTGAAACAGACCCCGAAGGTGTCGACCTGGTAAAAGAAAGTAAGCGCAACCAATTATCGCAGGAGCAAAAAGAACTCTTTGACCAGATAGCAGAGGAAAACGGCTATGCCGGCGGCTATGAAATGGCAAGAGAGATTGTCGAAGGTTATACCGTCAATGAGAATGAGGGTAGCGACGTGCAGGATAACTGGGCGAGAAACTACATTCGCAACGGCGGTGACAGAGCAAAGCTCAAAAGCGAAGAAGGCTTGAAAGAGATTGCCGAAACGTTGGTAGAGGGTGAACAACTTACGGAGCTTAACGAGCTTAAAGCCTTGAAGCATGAGCTTGAAACTAATCCGGATAAAGTCGACCTTGTGGAGATGAGCAAAAAGCGTGCCTTGTCTAACGAGCAGAGAGAACTGTTTGACTGGATGGCTGACAGTTTGGGCTATGACAGTGGCGATGCTATGGCGCAGGATATTTTGACTTCACCGAGCGAAAGAGCTATGGTACGTCAAGAGATTGACAAGGCTGTGAACCGCAGATTCCCCGACTTCATGCAGGAGCGTGAACAGGCAAGAGAGGCGGCAAGGGAAGCACTCTACAATGACGAAAGCGGCGAAGTGGTTGCACTTGAACAACAGCTTATTGATGAGGCACTCAACGAAATAAGCGACAAGGATATTAAGCAAAAAGAGCGTGAGAATATTGCTAAAGTGCGGAAGCAGAACGCAGACAATTTTGCTAAACGCTATATTCAGACTTTGCCAGCAGGCGAAGTTATGAAGCCGAGAAGATTTGCTATGGCAGAACGCAGAGCGGCGGCTAATGCAAACAAGGCTGCGAAAGCTGGCCTTTTGGAAGAAGCGGCTATGTATAAGCAACAGCAGATGATTAATCACGCTTTGTATCGTGAAGCAGTCAAGGCCAAACATCAGATTGAAAGCGCAAGAAAGTACGTCAGAAAGCAGATGCACAGCAAGAAAGAAGTGTGGGGAACAGAGCAGCACTTCTTCCAAATGTGCGCATTGCTGGAGCGTATGGGCTATCACCGCAAGGACTTTAACACCAACGGCAGAGAAGTGCAGCCGCTTAGCGATTACATTGCAGAGATGCAGGCAAAGTACGGTGACGAAATTATTTCTATGCCGGAGTTTGTTCTGAACCCGAACAATGATTTGACCAATGCGCCGCAGCTTAGCCTTGCGAACTATATGGACGTTATCAACGCACTGAAAAACATTCGTGCTATTGCAAAGCAAGATACGAAGATGAATAAGATTGCTGCCGATGAAGCATTTGAAAAGGTTAAGGCTGATACGATAGCGCACCTGCAAGAATTGCCGGTAGAGTACGAGGCGGAGATTGGCAGCGACAGTAAAAAGAGCCTGCGTAAGCGAATTATTGACTGGCCTAAAAATATCATAGCTACACTGCGTAACGCTGATAACTTCTTCTTGATGATGGATAATTGGACGGAAGGTTATTTTACTAGGGAGTTTTACAACAAAATCAACCATTGTGCAGATATGGAAAGCACGATGCTTGAAGGTTATCAGAACGAGCTTACAGATGCTTTGCAGAAATGGGAGCCAGACAAAGAAACCGGCATTGCGCACGATAAAAGAATTTACTACGAAGAACTTGGCGGCAGCGCAGATAAGCATGCTTTGATTGCTATGCTTTGCAACCTGGGCAGTGATAGTAATGCTGCAAGACTTTGTTCACAAAAACCGGTAGGCGTAAAGAATTCTGATATATGGGTGGAAGAATCGGAGCTTATAGGCAGAGAAGAAGCAATGCTGCAAACCAAACAAAACCTTATAGAGTTTTTGTGTAAGCATCTGACTAAAGAAGATATTGCCTATGTGCAGGCACGTATCAATGCAGCAAGTAAATTCTGGCCTATGCTGGCAGAAGTCAATCGCAAGACAAAAGGCTTTGAGCCGCCGAAGATTGAAGCGTCACCGCTGGTGCTGAAGCTTGCAAGCGGCGAAAGCGTAGTATTTGACGGTGGCTACTTCCCGTTGGAACGTGATACACGCACCGGCAGTATGCCCGGAAAATTTGACAGAATCGACAGCACCGAAGAAGGCAACAGACCGCCACAACGGACTTTGACTACTAATACCGGGTCCAGTAAGTCACGTACTGGCGGCAAATATCCCGTAGACTTATCGCGTGGCAGTGAGGTTACGGCGGTAAAAAGCACTATTCACGATATTTGTTATCGTGAAACAATGCTTGATTTCAGAAAGATACTGAACGATGAGGATATTTACCGCAACATGGTTGAGCGTTTAGGCGATACAAACGTAAGACTTTTGAGAGAGTTTTTGCAGGCTTGCGCTAACCCATATGGCAATAAGACAGCAGATATGGCTGAGAATCTGTTTACGAAAGCTGCCAACGCTTTACGTAATATTGCAACAAATACCGCTATTATGCTTAACTTCAAAACGGCAATGCAGAACTTTTCTAACATCCTGCTATACGGAAATAGCGTAGAAGGCTTTACTTATGCTGACGCTTTCAGAGCCTTGTACCGTGGCTTTACAGGTGAAGGCAGGGCAGAAGTAGATGCGATTTGCGCAAAAAGCGTGTTTATGCGTGAACGCATGGAAGTACCAGACGTTACATTGAGAGATATTCAGAATCGTTCCGACCTTAACTCAATTGAGAAAAAGACGCTGAAATATGGTGCAATGCTGTTAGGCTACACTGATATGATGACTGCAAAGCCGGTATTTGCAGAAGCATACATGAAGAAAATCAATGAAGGCAAGACGGAGCAGGAAGCACTAGACTTTGCGAACGCTGTTATTCGTCGCACGTTAGGCAGTAGCCGTATTCATGATGTGTCCAGCCTGCAACGTGGCAGTGGCCTATTCAGACTGTTTACGATGTTCCAGGGATTCTTCAATACGCAGTTTAACCAATGGGACAGAGAAGCTCATATTGCTAAAAGGTTATGGAATAGCGGTGAAAAAAAAGAAATGGCTGAACGGCTGATTGCTTTCGTTGCTGCTAAATGGTTAGGCGTATGCTTGTTGAACGTGGCTATCGGAGAGCTTTCTTTGACCGCTCCTTTTGAGAAAGATAAAAAAGACGATTGGAATAATCTTGCAAAAGAGCTTATCAACTACCCGTTGTCTATGGGCGGCCCCGTAGGGCAGGCAGCGAATGTTGGCGTACAGAACTTGCTAGGCATGAGAAGCTACGGCTATAGACTGACTGCGGCGCAAGGCTTGATTGACAGAGGCTTTACTGTTGCAAGACGTATAAACGATGTTGTGGAAGGTAAGAAAGAGCCTAGCGAATTGGCAGAGCAGGTGGCATATGTCGGCGGCGCATGGCTTGGTATTCCTAGCGGCATTTTCAATATCATATTCAACGGTATAGATATTGCTGCTGGTGATATGGATTTTGAACTGCAAGATATTTACAAGCGCAGACCAAAAAGCGAACGTAAAAAAGATTGACAAAAATTTCACAAAGTAGCATAGATATGAATCTCCAAAAATAGGTATATAATTAGTTAAAGTGAATTTATTAAGCGTAGATATAAAAATATATCTACGCTTTTCTTTTGGCAAAAACAATAAAAGGAGGGGAGCTATTATGATTGCTCATGTCGATAACAGAATCACATATAACGGCAATGGGAATGCAACAGAGTTTGCGTATCAGTTTAAAATTTTAGACCGGACGGACATAAAAGTTTTATTGACTGGCGCAGACGGCAAAGAAAAGCTGCTGACTAAAGATTATTACGTTGATGTTGAAAAGAATGTTGTACGTTATCCAGGTTATGCAGTCGGCGCAGAAGTGCCGGAGAGTGAACGGCCGCCGGTGTTGCCGACAGGTTGGAAACTGACGATTTATAGGGAAGTGCCGGTAACGCAGGAAACGGATTTGCCAGACCAATATCCTTTTAACCAGGTTGAAGATATTGGCGATAAACTGACGATGATTGCGCAACAGCTTACCGACGTTACCGGTAGAAGTTTGAAAATCGGTGTAAGTACAAGCGCTGATATTGATACTACAATTCCGTGGGAGAACGGCAAAAGCTTTAGAATTAGTGACGATGGAAAAACTCTTGAATTGTCGGAAGACCCGGCAAAGGTTTTGCCATTGGCGCAAGGTGTTTACGCGCAGACTCAAGCACAAGCACAGAGTGCCGCTGCAAGCGCAACTGCGGCAGCAAAGAGTGAAGATAGTGCATTCGAATCAGCAGGCGTAGCAGGTAACAGCGCACAGTACGCGAGCTTATCTGCTGCAAGCGCTGCTGAAAATGCGGAGCTGACGAGTGGTTATAAGCAGGAGACATTAACCGCCAAGGCTGACGCTACGGCATCTGCAACCAACGCAAAGGCAAGCGAAGCCAATGCCAAAATTAGCGAAAACAACGCAGAAGCCAGCAAGGAAGCGGCACAGTCTGCTGCTACTACTGCTAGTAACTTTGCAAACGCTTCAAGAAGTAGTGCAAACGAAGCACGAACTTACAGGGACAATGCTAAGAATTATAGTGAAAATGTTAATGTATTTATTCCTAGTGTGTCCTCTGCTGGTGTGTTAAGCTGGACGAATAAAGCTGGTCTGACCAATCCTGCAAGTGTGAACATCAAGGGTGCAAAAGGTGATACAGGTACTGCTGCGTCTATCACGATTGGTAGCGTGACTACAGGGGCAGCAGGTAGTAATGCAAGCGTTACCAATAGTGGTACTGCTAGTAATGTTGTGTTGAACTTTATGTTGCCCAGAGGTAAAGATGGCAAAGATGGTGGCATTACTGTTGATGCAGCACTTAGCGATACCTCTATCAACCCTGTGCAGAATAAAGCTGTAAAAGCTGCTATTGATTCCGTTGCTGCTAGTGTGCCTACTAAAGTATCTGACCTGCCAAACGATGCAGGTTATTTGACACAGCATCAATCGCTTGCTGATTACGCTAAAACGTCGGTGGCTAACACTTGGACAGCAGCGCAGACGTTAAACTTTTTGTCGGTATATTACGAAAAGTATCCTATATACATCGTAACAGGTACGAATGATACGCCGATTATATCTGCAATGATGTATAAGGCAACTAATAATTTCACACTTGATTTAGGTGCTTTGGCAATGAAAGTTGATAAGTCACAAATCTCTGTATTTAGTGCGTACTTTACAGCGGATGCAGACTATGCATTGACTATCACTAACTGTGGAACTGTTAAGTATATAGGGTCTGCATCTGATGTAGCTATTACAAGCTCCGGTTTGCTTTTAAACATTATGATGGTAAAAGATGCCAGCAATAATCTGACCAGCATCGTGCAAGCTAATAAGTTATCGTAGAGGTGGTAATATGGGCTTAAACAGAATGATGATGAAAAATGGTGAGGTAAAGGTTGAAGATGGTAGCAAGTATTGGACTTGGAATGACGCAAATAATAAAACAATTTCTTTTACTGTTCCACCGGGGATTAAGAGAATCAAAGTAACATCGCTTATTGATAGGGATGAGGGTGCCCCTGATTTATCCAACTATGCTAACATAAAGAATACATCAACCAATAAAGTTTGGGGTGAGGGTTGGTTTTATACTACCTCTGAGGGTGAAGTCGACGATGTCGCAAATATTGATTCCATTGTAGGTGTAACACCCAATAAGACTTATAGATTGCTGTTTAATTGCTATCATACAAGTGGTGTAACTTTTTCATGGGGTAAAGCAATAAATGACATGAAGCCTACAGTTGAAGATTATTAAGCAAAGGAGGAATATCCATGTTAACAAGACTTATGTTTGGTGGGGGGGGTACTGCGCAGGTATTGATAATGCAAGCTGGACAGCAATTCGTAACGTCGGGACGCTACTATTATGGTTATAAAACTTCTAGTCCTGCGTATGGTTCTCTCACACCTAAATATATTGAATATCAAGGCAAACAATATGAAATAGGTGATTTTTATACTACTCCTTATGGTATTTCCTTGCTCACTTTCCAAAACAATATAGCACCTCCTGCCACAACTATTGTTATTGAGGTGAATGGTAAAAAATATACTATGGTGAAAAATGCGGATACTGGTAGTTTTAAAAGTAAAGCTAACATCTTTACAAACACAGGCACATACACAATCAAAATCCTATCAATAGAATGAGGTGATTAAATGCAAACAACCTATAAATACAAAGAAAAAGATTACTCTAACCTGTATGAGTTATCCGAAGCCTTAGGTAAAGAAGGTATCTTTATCCCCCTGTCTATCTCTGAAGATGCCCTTAAAGACTTAGGGGTCGAAGTGACACACGAGGAAGAGCCGATTGAGTATCTCAAAGAACGCAAAATCGAAACTTTAAAGATGCAACGTGATGAAGCAGAGGTTGAGCCTATTATCTATCAAGGTTACTCTTTTGATTATGATGACAAAGCAAGAGAGCGTATCAATGCTGCCATAATTGCTCTTGAAGTTGCAGGTACTTCCGCTGTCCTCACATGGACTACGGCAGACAATCAAGATGTAAAAGTAACTGCATCTGACCTGCGTGGTATCATTGCACAGGTAGCATTGAGAAGTGATAAGCTTCACACAGCTTATAGAAAAGCTAAAGAAAAAGTGGAAGCTGCTATAACTAAAGCAGAAGTTAAAAATATTGTATTAAAAGTTTAATATCAGCAACAAAATAAATAGGAATGAGGTGTTTTATGATTGAATCAACTGTACAAACTGTAATAAACATTATTGCTGGCGCTATTATTTCCTATCTTTTTGCTTTGTATCGTGCAAAGAAAAAAGAAAACAATGCCTTAAAGGCAGGCTTGCAAGCTTTGCTCCGTGACAGAATTATCCAGGCGTACAACCATTACTGCGACGATAAGAAGTGGATTCCCATTTACGCTTTAGAAAGCATCAACGCATGCTTTAGAAGCTATGAAGCTCTCGGAGAAAATGGCGTTATTAACGGCTTAATGGAACAGCTTAACGACTTGCCGAACTATGAGCCGCATCAGAAAGGATAAGAAATGAAGAAGCTATTAAATATGCTAAAAAAGGACGAGAATACGCTTAGTATCGGCAGACTATGCGCTGTGCTGGCGTTCGTCTTGTTCTGTGTAATTTCTCTTTACCTTGCGTTTTTTGTAAAAACGTGGGGCAACTATGAAGCCTTTGCTATGGCTTGCGTATCTTTCATGCTGGCACAGCTTGGCAACAAGTACGTTGAAACAAAAGCTATGAAAGTAAAGAGTGAAGAGTAAACAACTTAACAAATAACTAAAATGTGAAATCAAGAAGTGAATTTAAAGGAGTGATAATAATGATTATTACAGGTATGGCACATTTTGAATCCGTATGTAAAAACAAATTAGTGGAGTGGTATAACCAACCTGCCAACATCCAACATGGACCGAATGACGTTCAGCCTATTACATTAGAGAACGTGTTTGTAGTCTGGGCATGTAAAACGCTGCAGAATTACAAGGCGTTGTTATCAACGACCGTTAGCGGTGACGGTATTTATGCGGAATATACATACAACGGCGATAAGCAAGAAATGTACGAAGACGTGTACAAGAAGGCGTCCAATCGCTGCTTAAAAAGTGAGTGAGGTGATAGCTATGGACTGGAACAAAAGCCTTGCGAGAGAAATCGCAAAAGGCATTATCGCAACAGGCGTTGAAGGCGGCTATGACAGCGTAGCAAAGTCTACCGCCTATGCGTATCCGTCAATCGGTGTCAGCCAATGGGAGGGCAACAGAGCTGATGAGCTTTTGAGAGCTATTCCCGGCGGTGAAGAATTTGTCGGCAGAACCTACATTGATATTAAGGCAAGTGGCGAATTGCCGATGCTGAAAGAGCTTTTGAGAAGCGACGCAGGACAGCAGGCGCAGTTAGAACAGTTGTCACGTGACTGCCTGCAATATGTCGAGGTGCTTCAACAGGTGCCAACGTTGGATGATACACGCTGCCTTATTTATGCTGGCATGTGGTGTCCGACTAGCACTTATGTTGTAAAGCGTTTCCTGGAGAATCGTTTTGAGCGCGTCAACCTGCGTAGTCTGGAGGCGCTTTACAAGCTGTTTAAGAATTACTATTGGATTGCTGCCGATGTTTGTGAGATGTATAGCGCAGGTTACGCCAATAGAGCGGAAGCTACGTATCAGTATGTTGCTGGCATTGACTTAACAACACCGTATGGCGTACCTGCGTATGGCTTTGCTGGTAATGGAAGATAAGGAGGTGAAATCATGGAAGAATTAAAAGCTTTTGTTGCTGACAAGAAATTTTTAGTAGGCCTTGTTTTAGGCTTTACTCTCGGTGCGTTGCATCATTACTTTGCTCTCTAATCTGAATATCTAACTACAAGAAGGCGCAAATTGCACAAAAATACTTCGCCTATGAGTGCTTTGAAATTAGCACCGCTTACGATTTATCCTGCGGCGAGCTAAAGCCGCTTGTAGGCGAAGTTTGTGCGTCTGACGCGATTTATAATGTTTTGCAAATATAGGTGTTTATATGAGGTAATAATGAAAGATGAAACAAGACGTAAGATTGATAAAGCTGTTAAGATTAGTCTTATTGTTGCTGGTCTTTTGCTTATCTGTAATGACGTGTACTGGCGTTGGCACGGCGGAAGCGGCACCCAAGCAAATAACGCTGTCAATCGAACAGTGGAATCAATTCAAAAATCAAACAAATCTGCTGGAAGCGAAATTGAATCTAGCAGACGAGAAATTGAAACAGCAGAAAAACACGTCAACAGAACTGCTGACGCAATTAAGCGAAGCGAAGAAACAGCTCGCTCTAACGCAAGAAGCACTGACGAACTCCAAGCGCTCATTAGTGAATGCAAAGGAATCGTTGAAGCGCAGCGAGAACTTATACGAGAAGTTGAAGCTGCAAATGGAATCGGAACGCCAGAAGGCAAAGAGGGTTAAGCACCAGCGGAACTTATATGCTGGTTGCGTAATCTTCGCAGTTGTTTATGCAGCTGCGAAATAAAAATACGGATGGTGAAATGATGGAAGAAAAGGAACTGGTCCCCGCCGGCCTAGTAACAATGCTGCTGACCGGTTATCTTAGAACAATTTATATTATGGCAGCAGGCTGGGTGTTGACCACAGTTGCGTTGCTTGGTTACATACTTCTAAGTAGGTGATAACAACATGAATGAGATGCTACGAAAGACGCGCGAATGGCTGAACTGTTCAACGCGACGTTCTTTCAGTGCGGTTCTCCATGAAGCAAAAATTACGCCACGCCAGATGCAGATTTGTGAGCTGAAATTTGTGAAAGGCTTGACCAATTACCAGATAGCAGCAGAGCTGAATGTATCTGACAAGACAATAGAAAAGGAATTAAACCGTGCTTATAAAAGCATTACAAATGTTTTAAAATCCCTCTAATCAGCCGTCCCTTTGGGGGCGGCTTTTTGCTTTCTAAAATAGGGAATGTATAGGGAATATCAAGGGAACATTTTCTCTCCGCTACCTTATAATAAAACTATAAGGAGTGAGCGGCTATGAATATCACGGAACAAAAAACTACCAGTATCAATGTGCAACAGCCACAACAATTCCTGGCACAGCTCGAAGGGCAGAACATCTATCAGCTTAACGGTTTTGGCTTTGGCAATAATAACCGCGTGCAGGTTGGCGTGAGTTTGCAGGCCTACAACGAGCTGAAAGGAATGTGCCAGCAGTATTATGATAAGCTTGTGGAAGTTGGCGTTATCCAGAAAGAGAAAACGCCTGCGGAATTGCAGGCTGAACAAACACAGATGATGGCTAATGTGTTAGCTGTTGTGAAGGATTTAAAGGCAGAAGTGGAGGCACTAAAAAATGAACGTAGGAACAATAGCGAAGTGGTTGAATCTGCCGCCGGAGAAGCAGACGGCGCTTGAAAAGGCGTGGGAAGTAGCTAGCGTAGCGGCGCAGGGAGTCAATAGCAGAGAGGACGCTATGCGCGTTCTGGCGGAGAAAAATATCGGTGCTGATATTCTTAATAAGGCCGCAGGCTATTTGAATAATCCAATCGCCAGCGTAGCGGCTCAGACTATGGGTATCAACCTTGATAAGATGAGACAAGACATTAACAGTCTGCGTAGTGCGACGGGCACTACATTTAATGCATCGCCGCAACAACAGCAGCAGACTAGTAGTTTGGATGCGCAAATGGATGCGCTACGAAAAGGATTGCAGCAGCTCAAATGAACTGATGTAATAAAAACGTTCGAGGAAAGGAGATAAGTACCATGAACGAAAATATGACTATTTCTAATTTCAGCGGTTGGGGCATTGTGATTTTCTTTATTATCATCATTGCTGCTTTCGCGTGGTTTGTTCGCGGCGACCGCGACCGTTACCCGATTTACGGCTGCAACACCGTGTCCAATTGCCAAGTGGAACGTCAAGGCCTGATTACGGCAGCTGATACCAACTACCGTATCATCGACGAGGCACGCAATACCCGTGAAACTCTGGGTGCGCAATTGAGGGCGCAGTGGGACGCTGCACAGGGCGAGAAGATTTTTGATTTGAAGATTAATGCACTGGCTATGCAGAACGAATCTAATCTGAAACTCATGCAGAAGGATGCTACCATTGAGCGCATGACTCTTGCGGCTAACCTGGATGCAAAACTGAACGCTCTTGCAGCAGCTATCGGCAACATCAATTGCCAGATGCTGAAGAAGCCGGAAGTCACTGGCGTTGGCGTATGCTGCCCGCCGCAGGCTGTTTTGAACGGCCTTGGCGTGCAAAGCCTTGCACAGTTACAGGGCTGCCAGACTGCTATGTAATTCCGTCCTAACGGCGGCGTGGGGACGGAGCAATCCGCCCCCTTTTCTTATATGCGGAGGTGTAGCGATATGAAACGGGACGAATCTAATCTTGTTAGTTTGCTTATTGGTATAGGTATAGGCTGGCTAGGCTTTACCGCAGACGGCCAGCAAGTAGTACGGAACGTACTGCACACGGTAAAAACGAAGTATCAAGTCGTTGACGCTAACGAAAAGAAAGAAGGGAACAAAGATGTTAAAGAATCCGAATAACTGTCATTACAAATCTAGCCTTGATGTAGCTGCTACTAATCAGGCAATTTTAGCTGACGGCCTTATCAGTTTTGATATTATCAACACCAATACTGGTGTGAGCATTGACTATTCCACCGGCAAGGTTGTAACCTTAAAACAACCTGGACTGTATCATGTTGACCTGCAAGCCACGGTTGCACCGACGGCGGCTGGATTGGTTACCATGAATCTACTGAAAGGCGGCGTCGTTATGCCTGGCAAGACTCCTGCTGCGGTACCAACGGCGGCAGGCAGCGCTGTAAGCTTGACCACCGCGGCCGATATTTATATCCCGTGCTGCGGCGTTCCCGCTACAATCAGTGCGCAGATTGATGTAGCAGGCACAGTGGTGAGCGCGACTATGGTTGTTACAAAGATGGCGTGAGGCGGTGAGCTATCATGCACAAGAGGTTTAAACATTACTGGGAAGAGGCACAGGGCAGCGACGTTAAAGAGCAGGAGCTGACAGATATTGTCTGCGACGCACTGGACGAACTGCGGATGCACTGCCCACGGCTTTACTGGGACACCATGTATAAGATGCACTGCGCTGTATACGGTCCACACTTTGACGAGTGCTTGGCGAAAAAGGCTGTTGCAAAGATGAAGAATGTGGACGGCACGCACGGCGAGTACTGGACATATGAACAGACTAGTCAACTTGCAGAGCAACAGGGAATCAAACATAAAGCTGATTGGTATTACGTTATGAATATGTTGCACTCCGACTACTCCGAAATTTACGGTAATGACATTAATATGTATATCCGTGTAGCAAAAGCCTATATGCGCGACCCTGACGCACCGGAAGGCAAGGTGTTTGACTTGTGGCTTGCGCAGATGGAAGCCTAACTGTAAGCCTTAAAGCGATATGAGCACATATAAAGTACATATAGTATGTAACAGGTATGTAACAAATAGCGTAAATAATGGCTTGAAATAAGGCTATTCAATTTACCAAACGTTAATAGAGAAGGCTATCTCAATCAATCACAAATCGCAAGAAAAGCCCGTAACCATGCAGGTTGCGGGCTTTTTCTATACTTCTGCTATTATGTCTAAAGTGTCTACGGCTCATGGAAAATCAACTGCGTATGTAACGGGTATGTAACACATATGTAACACGTATGTAACAAACTTATATCAAATTTATAGCCTCTAATAGCTGTTCTAACGTCTTATGAGTGTAAACCCTTTCCGTTACATCGGAGCTGGCGTGCCCTAGAATTAATTTCTTGATTTTTACGTTTACGTCCTTATCGTCAAGTAGGCTTGCGCAGGTGTGGCGGCCGTCGCCGGGCAAGTGGTCCATCTTAAACATGTTCATTACCGGTTCCCAGTATCTGCTGCGGTACGCGTCATAGGATATATTCTTTCCCCGCTCATCAGAGAAGATGTATTTGCCGGTGCTGCGGTTGCAAGCAGCCTTGAAGAAGTCGAAGATTTTATCAGCAATAGGAATTTTCCTGCCACGGCCTGCCGCGGTTTTCATGCCGCCAACGAAGAATTTATTTTCAAAGTCAACGTCCGCTTTCTCAACTTTCACTAGCTCGGTAGGACGCATGCCGGTATAACAGAGGATAAGCACAGCTTGCACTTTTATATCCTGGCTGTTCTCCCATAATATAGCAAGCTCCTTTTGTGTCAGCGGATTATGTATTCTGCTCTCAACCTGCGGCGGCAGGCTGGTAAGCTCAACATAATTCTTTACTATAATATCATTAGCAAGCGCATATTTGGCCATCAGATTACATACGATTCGGATTGCCTTCTTGGTGGCGTAGCCTTTGTCGCAGTCATTAATTATCTGCTGAAATTGCGCTGTCTTAATATTCTTGAATGGTATATCCCATAGCGGCGCGCAGCGCTTATATGCTGCCTTATATTGGTTGGATTGTTCCTTGCCGTCAACATAGGTTGCAGCTTCCCATCTCTCGTGTACCTGGGCAAACGTCAAGCCCACGCTTTCAACATCATAGGGCGATTGATTGTATTCGGCTAGGGCATTAAGTGCTTCCGTGCGCTTTGCATAGTAGCCTAGTATTTTCATAAGCTGGCGGCCCTCATTGGTAAAGCCCGTTGTGATGCGGACCATATACGGCCGCCGCCGGTTTCCGGTTAGCTTTGTAACGGAACCATAGCCGTTAGGTAATTTCATGTTTAGTTGCTCCTTCCTTTTTCAGTTGTTGCATTTTTTGCAACAGTTGTGGATAACATGTGTATAAACTCTTTAAGCGCTTATATGAAGTTATTATTCACAAATTAAACATATTATCATGATATAATATAAGTAGGTGTTCGGGGCGGCTGTGCGGTCCGGTGTAGGCGCAGTAGACGGCGCAGTTTCCGTGGGCACATATGCAAGCACTTTGTACTTTCATTTTTCGGGGTGTTGAATGAAGTGCAATTCTTGATTCCCTTCTTTCTCCTTTTTTCTAGGTTTCCATGTTTTCCAGATTTTTTTCATGCAAGACAAACCTCCTTTTAAAATTGTGTTTATGATTCGGCAAAATCAACAGCAACAATAGCTCACGTGTACGGCGTGGGCTATTGTTGTTTTTATTTGAAAATATCACTGCGCCTTACGACTGATTTTTCTCGCTTGAAGTCAAACTCTAATGATAACACGTTTTGTCTTAAATCGCTAACATCATTGCTTAGTTTCGCCACTACATGTTGTAAAGACTCTATCTTCTGAAAATTTTCGTTAACATCATGTCGCAATTTAATTATAAACGCAAACTCCAGGGAAACCGCTACTGTCAGAAGGATAATGACAACATTCTTTTTGTCAGACATAATTTTTTTCATCGGTTCACTCTCCTTTAATAAAAAAATAATGGGCAGCTTTTTAGACTGCCCATATCACGCCTTGCGCCAATGGCACAGCGAAAATTGTTTGATAGAGGTTCTTAATCTGTAGGCTTATTATGTCACTGTCAACCATGTTAACCACCTCACTTTCTGTCTTTATTTGATTTAATAATAGCACATTTAAATGCAAACTGCAATTCAAATAATTATCTTTCCTAAAACTCTTTATAATGAGCGAGCTTAGTGGTAGAATATAAATAGGTTCTTAGTGTTGTAGGCCTGCTTTAATTTGAATGGAGGGCACAATGCAGGTTTTATTGAGTAGGATAATCGGTATATTGCAGGAAGTGAAAGATGAAGAAACGCTGGCTGTCATATACAGCTTTATCCTTGGACTTGTAGACGAAGATTGATTTTTTATTTGCTGCACTAATTTAAACGGCATAGCAAAATCCCCCGTACCGTGGATGGTACGGGGGATTTTTTTATTTGCCGGTTATTTGCTTTTGGCCAGATTGTGAACGAAATCTTCAAATAAAGTTTTCATTTCGGGCGGCAGTTTGAGATATTCAAGAAATAGATTCTTGGTAAACTCATCATCTGTCTTTAACAGTTTGCCGATTTGCAGTGCTAATTCTTCGTTGGTTGTATTCCTGGCGCGGAACATATTTCCTTCGCCAGTACGTAGCCAATCTTCATTAACATAGAACACGCGGCAAATATCACGGATGGACCTATCTGTCATATTAGTAAGCCCGTTTTCATAGCCTGCCAAAGTGGAACGTCCTATTTGTATTTTCTCCGCGAATTCTAACTGATTCAGTTTTAAAGCTTTGCGCAATAGCTTTAAACGCTCATTCATTGCAAGTCACTCCTTTCTAGTGTCGCCACCAAACATTACGTGTTTATTTTAACATAAACATAGAGAGAATACAAGAATTAATGTTGAAAATAGACAAAAATAGTTGACGAGAAGAATTGATAGTAGTATAATAACAGCATAAGGTGTTGAAAAAAAGAATAAAATGTCTAAATTAGGCATTATGTATCTTGTAAAAGGGAGGTGGCAACAATGGAAGTAAAAGAGATGCTTGCTGAAAAGCGTGTAAAGCGCACGGCGGTTGATATGTCCAAACTTAAAGCGGACGGCCTTATGGTTGCGGCCGCATATATGCAGGGCTTGCAGGCTGCCGTAAGACTGTGCGAACAGCAACAACAGGTAGTCGGCCAGTAGGGATGAAATAGAAACAAGCCCCGCGCCTAGCGTCGGCGCGGGCAGGAGGTGTGCTTTGAATAAGAACACTGACAAGGATATGCAGCGAATCATGGCGGCTGTCTGCTGTGACACACTGGAAAAGAAAGCCAAAAAGGAAAAGCGCGCTGGCGTTATTGAGCGCATGAATCAGCGTTACGAAACGGCAATGCGCTTTATGAAAAGGAGGAAATAGAAATGCTTGGAAACGTTCCTATTAAAACGGCGGCACGGCTCATGCAGAAAAGCGAGATGTTTGTGCGTATGGGCCTGCGTAGTGGCGCGTTACCGTTCGGCGTGGCTATTCACGCTAGCAGCAAAAAGAGTTGGGCTTATCATATCAGCCCGGCAAAGTTTGCAGAGTACATGGGGATTACACCTCTTGACTTAGAGGCAGAAGTATGGAGGTACGAATGAGCAGGAAGAAGAGAAAATGCGCTGTGTGCGGCAAAGACTTGTCGCACATGAACTTCTCTAAAGTAGTAGATAAGGAAAGCGGCCTGCTTGTTACCGTGTGCAGCGGTGGCGAGTGCTGGCGCAAGGTTGTTATGAAAGGGTGGGGAAAATGAGCAAGACTACTAAAGGATTAGTAAAGGCTTTTATCATCACTGTTATTCTGCTTGCCGGTCTTATCTTTCTGACTGGTGGCAGCGCTGCAAAGCTGGCCATTAGAGCACATGGTTTTTTGTTCCCTAGTTATAGCAGAACCCTGGTTGCTTACTATGTAAGCGAGGGGGAAACAGTGTGGGATATTGCAAATGCTCATATGAAAGAGCAGGACAAGTACAGAGATTGTCGCGAGCTGATGTTTGACATTCGCAAGCATAACAATCTCATAGGTAAAGAGCTGCAAGCGGGACAACAAATTGTTATCCCTTTGTATAAAGAAATTTAATTTTTAAGGAGGTACATTGCATGCTGAAATCTACAGATACAATGGGTATTGAGACTAAAAAATTTATCCAAAAACACGAAGGCGGCGTTGTTCTTGCCGCAAACGAGGAGCAAGTAGTTGTTGCTATTCGTGGCGAACTGCCGCAAATTACGGACTGCTTGTTGCGCCCGCTCACAAAAATGTTTTTAATCATTGCCGAAAAAAACCCCGCCGATTTTGAAGTTTTGGCAGCCGCTGTAGCCAATCATTTTGTAGCTATTGCAGAAATTGCAGGCCGCGAACATGGCATGCCGTATTTTGCTGAAGTAACAGCATATAAACTTGAAAAAGCACTGAAAGATAAGGTGCTTACAAATATGACGCGTGAATTGGCTGAAGGTTATGTTGAAAAGCTGAAGGAGGCAGAAGAAGAATGAAAGGTAAATTAATTATGACGGTGGAGCAAGCCGCTGACCGCGTGGCGTGGGAACGCGTCCGCAATAGCGGTATCGGCGGCAGCGACGTTGCCTGCATCATGGGGCTTAATCCCTGGAAGAGCGCTTACGCACTCTATGCGGAAAAGCACGGCGATGTTGAGCCGGAAGACCTCTCTAATAATGAATTTGTTTATTGGGGAACCGTCCTTGAACAGGTGGTAGCTGACAGATTCTGTGAGCTGACCGGCAAAAAGGTTCGCAAATGCGGCACGCTGCAAGATGAATCATACGAATTCATGCTTGCGAACGTTGACCGCCTTGTGGTTGGCGAAAACGCAGGCCTTGAATGTAAGACTGCGAACGGCTTTAAGTCGAAGGACTGGGACGGCGACGAGCTGCCAGATAGCTACTATTGCCAGTGCCAATGGTACATGATGATTACCGGCTGCGAGAAGTGGTATATTGCCTGCTTAATTGGCGGCAACCATTTTGTATGGAAAGAAATTCCGCGCAACGATGAGTTTATTTCGGATATGAGAGCGCAAGCGATTATATTCTGGAATAACCTCCAAAGCAACATTCCGCCGGAGGTTGACGGCAGCGAAAGCACTGCCGCAACCATTGACAAAATGAATAAGGATAAGTTAGCGGTTGACAGTATCGCACTGCCGAGTGCGGCAGAACAATACATAAAGTGTATTGACGGATTGAACGCAACAAAAAAAGTGCTGCTAGAGCAGTTAGCCCAGGCGCAGAATGCGTTAAAGCTCATGCTTAACGGCAGTGAAAGCGGCGTGTTTATGGATAGAAAAATCACTTATAAACAGACTGCCGCAAGAGTAACTCTGGATGATAAGGCACTGAAAAAAGACCTGCCGGATGTATATGCAAAGTATGCTAAGGTTGGCAAGCCTAGTATGAGGTTCACGTTAAAATGAGCCTTACAGAGCAGGAGAAATTAGGCATTACCCTATTCCATAAACGGAAGAAATTAGGGCTGCTACAAGGTGATGTTGCTAAAATGGTCGGTTTAGAAAAGCCAACTATCAGCTCATACGAATGTGGCGTAGTTAAAAATATTGCATTGAGTACACGTATAAAATTGGCACAAGCATTGGACTTGTCGCTGGAAGAAATTCTGTATGACAGTGAAAAAGATTGTTTGAAGTTAAGAATATTTAAAGGAGATAAAGAATAATGGCAACTATTAATGGTATTGCAAAAAGAGCGGCAGCACCTGCGGCAGCTAGCAAAGCACCTTCTGCATTGGGTGTAATGATTGGTAGCACAAGCGTGCAACAACGTTTTGAAAAGATGTTAGGCAAGAAAAGCGCAGGCTTTCTTTCCTCTCTGCTGACACTGACTAACAATAATAAATTGCTGGCCACGGCGAACCCGAAAACTATTCTGGCGGCTGCTGCCACGGCGGCAAGCCTGGACCTGCCTATTAACCCGTCTTTGGGTAAGGCATGGATAGTTCCCTATAAGGGCAGCGCTCAATTCCAGATTGGTTACAAGGGCGTGATTGAGCTTGCAATGCGTACCGGTAAGATGAAGCATATCATCATGACACCGGTGTACGAGGGCGAAATCAGAGATTGGAACAGATTCACCGAGGCATATACGCCGGGCGAAAAAACTTCTGATAATATTGTAGGCTACTTTGCAAGATTTGAAACCATTAACGGCTTTAGCAAGACCGCATATTGGACTAAGGAAGAAGTTATCGCTCATGCCAAACGGTTCAGCAAAGCATTTAATAGTGGCCCGTGGCAGTCTGATTTTGATGCTATGGCTTGCAAAACCGTTCTTCTCTCTATCATGAAAACTTACGCGCCTATGTCTATCGAGATGCAGGAAGCGTTAGAGAGCGACGGGAAAGCTGCTGTGCTCAACGAAGAAACCGGCGAGGCTGAATACATCGACGTTGACGCAGAACAAGCGCAGGAGCTTACAGAGGGCGGCAAGGTTGATACTGCAACCGGCGAAATCTTCACGGCAGAAGAAATTGAAGCAAGCATGAAATAACTAAAATCATCGCGGGGACAAAATGTCCCGAAAAGCGGGGACAAAATGTCCCCCAACTTTGCGACAAAATGTCCCCTAAAAATTTGAAAGGGGTGGGACAAAATGTTGAATGTAAAAGCGACGCCGTGCGAAAAAAGTAAAGCAATAGTTCTTGTAGGTGAAGGACACTTTGGCTTCAGCAACAAATTTGCGGACGATTTAGAAGAAGCAAAGCCAGATGCTTTCGACTTATTCTTTGAGCTTGTTAAGGGAGCCGTTGGACTTCATCTTCTTTCTATGTATTCGCATAGAAAAAGCAATCCGAAACGCTGGTATAGATTTTTGAAGTTCTGCAAGAAGGACGGAAGAATCAAAGTATACCGGAAGAACAATAAAATGGTGTACGAAGTACCGACATACTTTGAGGAGTAAAACATGGCTGGCAGGTATTATTGGTTAAAGCTCAACGAAAACTTCTTTGAAAGTGATGTTGTTGAGTGGCTAGAGGACCAGGAAAACGGCGAAAAATACGTACTCTTGTACCTTAAATTGTGCTTGAAATCACTGAAAACTGACGGCGTACTTGTACGGCAGGTCGGCAAAATGACTGTGCAGCATACGGCTGAATCAATCGCCAAACAGACGCAATTTGACATTGAAGTTGTCGAAAATGCGCTTGCTTTGTTTGAACAAATTGGCCTTATTGAGAAGAACGATAAAGGCGAAAGCTACTTGCCGGAGGTTGCTAACATGACCGGCAGTGGGAGCGCGTCAGAATCAGCGACGAAGAAAAAGGCACAACGGCAAAATAAAAAGGGACAAAATGTCCCGAAAAGTGGGGACAAAATGTCCCCTAACTTTGGGACAAAATGTCCGACAGAGATTAGAGATAAGAGTATAGAGTATAGAGATAAAGAAAAGGATGATTATCATCATCCTAAAAGAAATGACGATGACGAGGAAAAAACGCATACTGAAATTTTTGCCTTGTGGGAGAAAAACATGATGCCGCTTACTCCAATCGTCGGAGAAAAACTGCAAGCCTTGTTAGGTGAGGTTGGTGAAACTGCCGTAGAGCAAGGAATACTAGCGGCGGTAGAGCACGGCGCTAGAAACTTTGCGTATGTGCAGACCGTAGCAAGAAACTACGTCAGCGGCAACAGCAAGAAGCAAGGCAAGGAATATACAGGCATGGACCTAGTGAACGAATTGTACGGAGGCGAAGAAGATGCTGCAACCGCAGAGAATAGCCCAAACGATTGTTAAATTGCAACAGGCAGGCAAGCGGATGCCGCAGGATATACGGCCCGGCTTTGACCGCCTGGAAGAAGCGAAACGAATCTTGTCAGAAACAGTTAACCTTTGGGCAGGAATTTTTAATCAGCAAAATATAGGCCTTGACCGGTGGGAGAAGGCAGAGCAGATAGCGCTTACCTTGACCGCTGCGAACGGCCTTAACGTGAATATAATCAGCCCGGCGCTGATGCAGGCTGCTTTGAAGCAGGCAGAAGAAGCGCATGTGCAGGAGAATATCAACCGTTGCAACATGGAGAAGCTGGCCGACGGTAAGCCGCTAGCTGATAGGCTGAATGGTATGCTGCTCAAATGGACGGCGGCAAAATTGAAAGAACACCGGCTCATTATGCCGTATATGCCGCAGGATAAAGCAGTGTTTGAATACGGCCGGCAGATTGGCTTGAACGATAACGCTATTGACAATCAATTCCGTATCCTGCAATGCTACATGAACGACTTTACGTACAGTCGCAAGCATAATGAGCCTTGTAAAAGTAAGCTGCTGAAATGTGGCGATACGCTTACTTTGGAGGTGCTAGCGTGAATAATTGGACGGCATGGGTTGGCGTGAAATTTGGCACGCTGACGGTTGAGAAGTATTTAGGCTACCAGGATAGGGGTTCAGCTTACTTCTTGGTGCGTTGCGATTGTGGCAAAACAAAAAAAGTGACCATCTGGGAGTTTAAGAAAGGCAAGGAAAAATCTTGTGGCCTGCTGAGATGTAAAGCAAAGGTAAAGGAACTGACGGGTACACCGAAACCGCCGGAAACCATTACGCAGCAGGATGAAACTACTAGCGCACTAGAAGCACGCTTAAAGCCTAAATACTATTGCAGGGCAGTCACGCCGGACTGCGTGATAAGCACTCTGCTGCACATCTGCTGTTGTGAGTGTGACAGGCCGTGCAAGCGGTGTGAGAATACGCCGCAGAAGTGCGGAGCGAGGGAGAGGCAGAAATGAACTTTGTAGATTTTTTCGCAGGAATAGGCGGTATACGCTTAGGCTTAGAGCAAGCCGGGCATAAATGCGTCGGCTTCTGCGAGTTTGATAAGTACGCACGAACGGCGTATAAAGCTATGTACGATACGGAAGGAGAGTGGGAAAGCCGCGATGTACGAACAGTTAGAACTTATGACATACCCGACGCAGACCTCTGGTGCTTCGGCTTCCCATGCCAGGACATCAGCGTCGCAGGCAAGCAAAAAGGCCTGCAAGAAGGTGAGCGAAGCGGATTGTTTTACGAAATTATGCGACTGCTTGCCGGCCGTAGGCAAGAAGATAGACCCCGATGGCTACTCGTTGAAAATGTTAAAAATTTACTTAGCATTGGAAACGGATTTGACTTCGCGCGGCTGCTGCTTGAAGTGGGGGGGTACGGGTATTCTCTCCAATGGGACACTCTCAACAGCAAAGACTACGGTGTTCCCCAAAACAGGGAGCGCGTGTTCATTGTCGGATATCTTGGAAACATCCGTGGACGAGAAGTATTTCCTCTCAAAGGAACAGACGGCGAGAATCCTTGCGAACTCAAAGAGATAACACAGGGCGTTGCTGATGCTCAAAGAATCTATGAAAGCGACGGATTAGCAAGAACGCTAAAAGGTGAAAGCGGCGGGCAAGGTGGGAAAACAGGCTTGTACGCTGTGAAAGTGCTAAAGCCTTATGGTTCGACAGGCGGTGTGTGTGGCTTGAAAATTGCCGAAAATAAAACAGGCATAGCTGCAACGTGTGTTGCACGTGATTATAAAGGCATCAGCAGACATAACGGCAACGCTGTTGCCTGCATGAGTATCAGAGGACAGAAACTGCAAAAGCAGATTGATGTAGCTCCGACCATTGACACTGGTTGCAGAGACAATTTAACACGTAAGCAGACCTGCTGCGCAGTGCTAACGCCAGACCGAGAAGAGAAACGGCAGAACGGCAGACGAATAAAAGAGCCTGGCGAGCCTAGTTTTACTTTAACAGCGCAGGACAGACACGGCGTAGCTATATTCGATGACCAGGGAAGAAGAAACAAACAGCTAAAACCGCTAGGCATTTGTCCGACGCTCAGAGCGCAAAGTCACGGCAATGAGCCTAAAGTGTGTAGTGTAGCGTATGACGAACAAAACAAAACCATACGGCAGGACGGGACTGTTGGCACGTTGACTTGTGATGGCAGTTCCCCTAAACACAATAATCGTATTATTGAGTATGGTGGTAACATCCGTATTCGTCGCTTAACTCCACGTGAATGTTGGCGTTTACAAGGCTTTCCGGATGAATACTTTGATAAAGCAAAAGCAGCAGGTATAAGCGATACGCAATTGTATAAGCAAGCAGGGAACTCAGTCAGTGTTCCGGTAGCTAAGGCAATAGGCGCAGAATTACGGAGGATAGAGTTATGTCAAGGAGATACAAACAACTTGAAGATAACAGATTAGAGCACAGAGTAATCATGGAAGATGCTTTAGGCTTTAAACTGCCTAAAGAGTTTATAGTGCATCATATCAATGGTGACAAAAAAGACAATAGACTTGAAAACTTAGCGATAATGACATATAAAGCTCATGCTGTTCTGCATAATCAGAAATATATGCTTATTAAAAAATGCGTAATTTGTGGCAAAGAATTTACCCCGAATCCCACCAAACGTAAAAGAGCACATGTATGTAGCAATGAATGTAAGATAATCTTAGATAAGCAGAACGCAGCGCAACGTAAAAGACCTATAAATCAGTATGCTTTGAATGGCAGTTTTATTAAGACGTGGAACTCTGCTAGAGATGTGCAAATCGAAACAGGTTTTTTTGAAAGCAACATTAACAAGTGTTGCAATGGGAAAATTAAAAGCTACAAAGGTTATGTTTGGCGTTATGCTGAAACTGTCAATGTGGCGCGTGCTATTGGTGAGAGATTAAAGGAGGTTGAAGAACATGATGAATAAAGAAGAAGTTCGCCAATATTGGCGACACCAGAAACGAATGGCGGCCTTAAAAGTTTTTTGTTTATCGCTTATAGGCGCAGCGATATTGATTGCGGGGTGCGGTGAAACGGAAGAAGAGATTAACGCTAACAATGCCAAAAGCAGAGCCGCCGTTGAAACTGCCAGCGCGAATAATAATATCAAAAGCACCGGTAGCGTTATTGCTAAAAAAGTAGGTGGTAGCGCAACGATTATCTTGCCAGACAATCAGAAGTTGCAACTTGTTACATGGAAAAATGACAATATGTGGGTGCTTTATCGTCCTATGAGAGCTGATGAACAGGCAGAAACTTACACTTATCAAGAAGATAGCAAGTTTGGACTTATAGAAGCAAAGATTACCATCCGTGAAGTAAAAAGATAAACAAGGAGGTTGGAAAAATGGATGCTAAACAAATCGGTGAGGTTATCAAAGAACCCAGGAAAAGAAAGGAAATGACGCAAGAAGAACAATTAGCGAATATGCTGGGCATTGGCATCTTGACTGCCTCATTTTATAAGAATGGTGTGTTTAAGGCTATTCCTTTTATTGACCACGCCAAAATGTCAAGTGGGTCAAATATCCCTAACGAGAAAATGGCGTGCATCAGCACAAACGAGGCTGTCGATGAACTGAAAGAGCAAGAAAAGATTATCAAGGCTGTTAATGCAGAGCTGGAAGAATGGCTTTGCTCCGGCGATACGGATTATCTGTACAAGGCTATGGCTGTTATTCGTGCAGAAATCGACAATGAATTGCAGCATGAGATTGATAAACTCATTGCAGAGAGAAGGATAGAGAGAAGGATGAGGAGAAAGTGTAAATGAATGAACCAATTATTTCGCCGTGGTTGATTTACTGGGCGGGGAGAATAAACATGATACAAGCGATTTGCTGCATAGTAGGTCTTTTTGTAACTATATTTGCCATGTTTGTTGCATCAGCAGCCATGACAGACTTTAATAACGATAAAGACGTTAAGGCAGCTAAAATAATAGTTTGTACGGCTTTGATTTTAGATATGTTGGGGGTATTTCTCCCGACAGAAAAAGAAATATACGCTATGTATGCTGCGGAACATATAACACCGGCCAATATTGAGGCTACAGGTGAGTTTGCAGACAAGGCTATAGATAAGCTGATTGAGAAAATTGTAAAGGCAAGTAAGGCTATGAAGGAGTGATAACATGGCTAATTTAATTCCGCAAATAGCCGAAATGTTGGGCGTGACGCTAGGTGAAGAATTTAAGGTAGTGTATAAAACACGCTTTGAAATAATTTGCAACTTTACCCTAGCAGGGTTGTTTGTCCATAAAGGCGATAGCGGTAAATATGAAAAAGAGCCGTTGGCAGACATTATTTGCGGTAAAGCTGCAATCGTTAAACTGCCGTGGAAGCCTAGAAAAGGAGATGATTATTATACGTTTTCTTTCGGAGGTCTTAGTGAAGAGTGGGTTGTTGTGAAACAACAGTGGGATGCACACCCCTATGAACGTGCTTTATTAGACAAAGGCTGGGTATACCGCATGAAGGAGGAAGCAAAAGCTGCGCTCCCTGCCGTGGCAGAAGAAATGGGTGTGAAATATGAGCTATGATTTAGAGTGGCGCATAAAACGCATGTTAGAGATTGGTAACGTGATATTGCATGCTGGCAGGGGTGGTGGTCGTATTTATGTAGCTACGCCTGTAATCAAAATTCAAAATTCGCGCAAACAATACTATACAGATGATTGGCGATGGCAAGAAGGGCTGAAAGTAAGAGGACAACAAATAAGAATGAAACGTTATTTAGTATGGTGGGAAAGTATAGCGTTCCCCAATATGGGACTCCCAGAATATGTATACGCTGAATCACCGGAAGAAGCGAAGGCGAAAGCAGAAGCGGAAGCAGAAAGAGAATTTAAGGTTGTATATTATGTTGACGATGTGAAGGAGGCACCGAAATATGAATAAAAGTTTAAGCGAATTTATGTATAGCCAGCTTGACGAATTGGAGGCGCTGTTCAAGAAAAAGCATGAGCAGTATTCCTCCGGCGCAGATGAGCTTGCTAATTTTCGCTGCGGCGCGCTGCTGAACGGACGCGGCGACGATGCAGAGGGAATGTTTGAGGAACTGAAAGCGTATGCAGCAAAGCATATCGCTTTTGTTTATACTCACGATATTCATGGCGATAAAATTGCTGAAAGTCTGAAAGACATTGCCGTATATAGTCTGATTGGCTTGTATATGGCGGAGCTGGCGAAGGCTGAGGACGAAGAAACATATAGCCTGGGGCCTTGCCTTGATAGTGCTTTAATCGCAGCTGCAAACAAAAGCATTAAAGCTTTTCGCGATTTACAAAATGAGCTTAATTCTGGCAATTCAGTACAGAAAAGCAATGAGGATGCAGAAAAATGAAATTAACATTTACGATTCCAGGCGAACCGACGGCGCAGGGACGGCCTCGCTTTTCTACTCATGGCGGATTTGTAAAAGCATACGACCCGGAGAAAAGCCGCAACTATAAAGCCTACGTCAAACTGTTAGCCAGTGAAGCGATGCAAAATATAGGGCTGACGCTTACGGAATTGCCCCTGGGCGTTGAGATAATAGCTGACGTGGGTATTCCTGCCAGCAAGTCAAAAAAATTCAAGGAGCAGGCTTTAAATGGCTTACAGTTACCGATAAAAAAACCCGATGTTGATAACGTCGCAAAGATTATTCTTGATTCTATATCTGGTATTGTCTATAAGGATGATAAACAGATTGTTAAACTTACAGTATCTAAAAAATATAGTGACATACCAAAAGTTGAGGTGAAAATTTATAATGTTGAATAATTGTTTAATACTCGGGTGGGTAAAATTTGAACCTACGGTGCAAGTTATGAAGAACGGCAAAGAGGTATGCAACCTTGAAATTCAGTGTTCCAGAACGTACCTTGACAAAGACGGAAAGAAAATTTATGACTACATTTCCTGCCGCTGCTTTATCCCAGGACTGATTAAATATATCAGCAACTACATCACAAAAGGCACGCAAGTTATTGTCGGCGGACGCTTCCAGACTGATTTATACGTGGATAGAAACGGCAAAAATTCTAAAGCAAGCTATTTACTGCTGGAGCATTTGGAAAGCGTAAAGATTGCGCAAACCACTACGCCTTATCCCCCAAAAGCGGAACAGAAAGACCCGCTCGATGATGTGGACTGGTAAAGAAAATGGATTACGCAGAAGCAGCAGACCATGCAGAGAGTTTGTTCTTTGCTAAAAATGCAATAGGTAAAGCGGTTGTTTCTACCAGGATGCAGCAGAGGGCGGAACGCTTGGAATTTGATATGAGGACCGGCGGCGATTCTACGGCACGCCTTGCGATTCAAGCTGTTACGCCGCTTGCTGCGGTTCGGTGTATTTATCTTGGGCAGGCGTTTTTGGTTTACCAGCCGGAAAAATGGCTGGATGTTATGGAACGTTCGCTTCTTCTGTTTCGGCAGCGGTTTGGTGACAAGTCTTATAAGGCGATTCAGCACCGGTATGTATACCATTGGACGGTCCGCAAAATCTCCGTTATGGATGAAATTAGCCCGCAGGTGTACGCGCTCCGTCGCCGCTCATTCATTGACGGCCTGCTCATGCTGGCGATTCAAGAAGGATTGCTGCGAATTGACATAAACGCCAACAGCTTCCAAAAGGCCAGGGCGGAACAGAAGAAAGAAGGTTAAAGGCAGGCGCACGGCGCTGCCGCTTCCAAACATTAAGAAAACGCTTGCTATTGGTTGTGCGTTATACTATAATAGTCTTGTTGATAAGCGTAAGCGCCTTTCAAGTATTGCGCTTGTCGGTCCAGCTCTAAAGGCGTAAAGCTGGCACGGATTGAAATATTGTTGATTTTCTTTATGAAATCGCACCAAACAAAAAAGCCGGGGCTTTCGCCTCGGCCTTTTTGTTTTTCGCTTCCCTAAAGTATGCGTCACACGCACGGAAAAGGGCCGCCACGCGTTCCAATCATGGCAGCCCTAGGATTATACCTGTAAAACATTTCGACTTCAAAAATATATAGCTTGCTCGCATTTGCAGGATACAGAAAAGCCCCGGGGCGTTTGCCCTGGGGCTTTCGCTTTTTAGAAATAGTTGGCAACTTCCCAAGTGTCTAAAATTTCGATGTTGCCGTTCAGAAGCTCAACAAACTTTTTGAGCTTTTTAACTTCCGTTTCACGCACGGCCGCAATAGTCCCAACATCTTCTAGCGTGTACCCGATTTCATAAAGGTACATTTTAAACAAGCGGCGTTCTCTTTCCGCCAGTCCCACGATTTTTAATTTACACATTTTTTTCTGCTTCATAAACTAGCCTTTCCTTTCGATAATAGCCCGGCTTGCGCCGGGCGGGTGATTCGGGGTTATAGTTCGACAACTTCCAGATATGCGCGGCGGCGGTCGTTGTCGATGATATACGGGCGGCAGCCTATGCCGTCATATTGGTTAATTACGTCGGCTTGTTTAAAGCCGTCATAATCAATCACCGGGCAGCCTACGCTATCAGCGTAAACGCTAGCGCCTTCCGGCAGCACGAAATAAACGCGGTCACTCATCTCATTGTAAGCGATGGGGGCCAGTGAATAGCTTTCGTTGTAGCCGCACTTCTGATAGTCGCGCCAGCCGGGGAGAAGAATGCGGGTCGCTTCTTCGTCGTAACCAATGGTTTCGTATTGGTCGGATTCGGCCAGGTACACCATGACGGGGTAAAGCTTAACGGTTTCGCCTTTGATAAGCTCGCCGCTCTCCGTGCAGGCGGTCGCTTCCCAATATTCCCCGTTCCAGTCGCTTTCGAAAGCGGCGTAGCGCTGGCCTTCTTCATCAGCGGCCACGAAAAGGGCGTTATAAACATTGTTTCTGATTTCTTTTAACATGGTTGATTCCTCCTAAAAAATCGCTTCTGCCTTTTAATATTCTACACCGGCGGCGGCTTTCCTGCCGGTGTAGATTGGTCCTTTACAAAAGATTGAACAAATACAGCAAGCTCACGCTGTCCCAATACGCGCACTGCTGGGCGTATGTTAATTTTTTAACGCCGCCTTTAGCGTGTGACAAACTGCGTAAAGATTTAGCAAGCTTTAAATATTGATGTTTGCGCTCTTTTCGCTTCACTTTAAAGCCTCCTTTAATAAGCGTTAACTTTCCAGTCATTCCAATCGTCAAAAGTGATGGGCGCCAGCATTTTACGTAAAACAAGAATATTCTGCTCGTATGCCTCTTGCTGCTTTTTCAACATCAGCCAGGCAGCAGCCGCCGCTTCTGCGTCGCTTATGATTTCGGCTGGCGTCTTTCCGCTGGCTTCTTTCTCCAGGCGCTTCAACTCGTCGCGCAGGTAGTCCCCGCTTAAAACACGATTGCGCCAGTCGCCGGACTGGCCCCACGGGCCAACGGTAAAGCTTGCGCAAACGTGTTCGCGCTTGTCAACGTCGTAACTTAAAGTGGTGGGGTCGTAGCCGTTCGAATAGCCAGCGGCGCGGATAGCGTCGCGAATGGGGTCAAGGCGCGTGCTTTTTTCGCGCGTTTCTGCTTTGAAAATATCAGTGTAGGCGATATAGCAACGGCAAACGCCTTGCGCCTCTGCGTTTAACGCTTCATCGGCAAAAAACGCGGCGGCAAAATGATTTGCCAGGTCTGTAACGGTGTGCGCCGGGGTGATTCGTGCCACGTGTTCGCGGCATAAGCGCCAACATAACGCGCGGCGCGGTTCCACGGCTGCCAGGCTCGTTTCTATAGCTTGCGCCAATTGTTCGGCTTTGCTCATGGTTTTTTCCTCCTTTGGCCTGCCTCATCAGTACCGGGGCGGCCAGTCCCCGGTATACGCCGCGCGGGGCGGCGTTTCGGCTATTGTAACAAGGGCGTTTCCGGGCGGTATTTCAAAAATTCGCTGCCGTGCAGGTCGCGGATTTGCTCCATGGTCAACGCGCGGCGGACCTTCTTAACCCATTCGCCTGCATGCCAGTACCAAAGTTTTTTCTTGCTGGCCCATTTGCAGCCGGCGCCTTTCAAGGCGTCTTTGTTCTCTTTCGTGTCGCCTCCTATCCATAGCCAATTACCGCAGATTTCAATTTCAAGGCCCTTCAAGCCCATCAGCACGGCCAGGATTTCGGCAAATTCCGCCTGTTCGGCCAGGATTTCGGCGGCTGTTTTATAAGTGCCGTCCGCTTTCTTGTTGCGCTGCCACTCCTGGCGGCTTTCGCTTTCGGCAAGTTCGGCGGCGCGCTTGTCGTGCGCTGCGCTCATTGCCTTAAATTCTGCGGCCGTGCCGCCTTTGTCCGGGTGGCAGCTCATGCAGGCTTTTTTAAACGCCTTCTTTAACTCCTCGATTGTTTCGCAAGCGGCAAAAATCTTTTTCCAGTCCATGATTTTTCTTTCCTCCTTTTTCGGTTCCGGGTTGTATTTGGCTTTTAATTCGTCGAATTTCTCACGGCTGACTTTGGCAACCAGCTTTACAAAACGGCGGCTGCTGTCCCATGTATCATAGATAACGCCGTTAACAACGGCTACGGCGTGCTTTGCTACAAAAACAACGTAGCTGGCGCCGGTATCGCAATGCTTTGTAAAGCTGTTGACTGTTTCGCGGCTGGCGGCTTTAACTTCTATACCTAAATCAGCCAGGGCGGCGGTGATGTTCTTCACGGTGTTCCATGCAGCGCCGCTTTCAAATACCTTTGTTTCCAGCAGCTTTTTAGCCTGCTGGTAGGTTAACGGGGTTGCCGTGCAGATTGCTCTAATTGAGCAATCACCAATATTTTTGTTTTCGGGGTTGGCGTTATACTTTTCAAAAGTCATGTTTTATTCTCTCCTTTCGGCTGGGCGCGGGCTTTGAACCGCCGCCGGCAGCTTTACAAGGGCGAAAGCCCTTGTCATCAGCTTACAGCAGATAAACGATGTTGGTTGCATACTGATAAATTTCCTGTTGTGCCTCGCTCAATGCCGGATAACGGTTCATGAGGTTAGCAACCTTCATAAGTTGTTTGATACGCAGGTTTTTGATTTTCATTGTTTTCATCCTCCTTAATATTTGTAAACGGTTGCTTCACCGGTAACATCAAAGAAAACATTGTAGAAATGGCCTTTGACTACCGTGTAGGCCGCTTCAAGGTGTCCTGGGAATTCGTCAAAGTCGCGGGTGTTCAGAATTTTAATGTCTTTCAAGCACGGCTGGAAGCCGTATTCACGAAAAAGCGCCAGCTGAACCATCTTAGCGTTTTGGGTTTGTTCCATTTTTTTCATTTTTTGTTCCTCCTTAAATGTAGCCGTATCGACTAGTTGTTTGCTTTCTATGTCTATGATTATAGCGCGCGTGGCTATATTTGTCAATAGCTAAAATGGATATTTTTATATTTTTTTTGACTTGTTTTTTAGGCGCGGCGGCTATATAATGTAATAAACAAGATTGGAGGGTGAAAAACATGAGCAAACAAGCTAGTATTGCAATCAAATATGCGCTGGATAGCGCAAATGTTAAGCGGTCGGCTTTAGCGGCTGCTCTAGGCGTTGCCAACGCTCAAAGCATTAATGATAAGTTGAGCCGCGGCCGCTGGTCCGCCAATGAGCTAGCAACGGCGGCGGAGCTATGCGGTTATAGCTTGGCCCTGGTTGACAAAGCCGGGCGCGTCGCTGTGTCGGTTCCGGCGTCAGCGCCGCCAGCAGATGACGGCAGCAGCCCCGCAGATGATGTAGAGGCCAAAACAACATTATAAGAGGATAGCAACGGCCGCACGCTGAACATCTGCCAGCGTGCGGCCGTTCTTTTTTCTTTTGCAGCATTTACAATAGATTAAGCGCGTTCACAAAAATATAATAATGTATCATTGACTTAATAGCATTTTTTAAGGCATATAATTTATAGCAAGATAATAAATATAATTTAATTGATGATTGACAAATAAAATTGTTCAATCATTTTTTATTGTCTTTTCCTTGGTAAATAATGATTATCTTTTCAATATGTATTGTTAATGTATTGTTTAGTGATTGTCATTATTGATAATATTAATTATATACACAGTTACATAGTTTGTAACGAGAATGTGACGGAAATGTTTAAAATTAAAAGTTTGTTAAGTAACACAAATACACCAACAAGAGGCAGGCCGCCGGCAATAGTCACCCAGCCGCAGACGTTAGAGGAGTGTGCGGCGTTGCTCAAACAGCAGGGCGCAGCCGTGGCCGTCCTGGCTGTGCAGGACCTGCAGGCCTATTGGCTCAAGATAATGTCAGACAACAAGGCCAGCAACAAGGATAAGCTAGCCGCGTCAAAGCTATATGCTGATAGTATAGGCGCGTTTGACAAGCAGACGCACGCTAACAAGGGCCCGGCTGTGTATCATTGGGGCGCGGCAGATGATGCAGTGATAGTAAACGATTGTTCAGAAGATGCTACCAAAACATAAACATAGATAGAGCTTTTAACATAATCTTTATTATCGGACGTAAAATATTATCCTGCTGCTGCTGATTAGCTGGCGGTTCCAGATGTTGACGGCCTGGCTGATGATGTTAGCGGCAGGCGTTCGCCTGGTGATGTGCTGCGGCCGTTCCTGCCTGGCTGATGCGGCAGGCCTACCACGTTTTTGTTTTTGGCTGGGCGTTGGTTCTGGCTTTTGTTTGGCGGCGCTGGCGTTGGTGATTTCCCTGGGTTTTCGCAAAAGTTGATTTTGGTTCTTGCCTTTCCCGCTGACATTGAGTGGGGGTGGGGCCCAAAAATTTCGCAGCCGCCGGGGGAGGTAAATACCAAAAATTACCAAAACGATTTTTTCAAGGGGGGTAAACATGGAAAACGTAATACAGATACCATATACTCCACGACCTGCATGGGCGAAGGTGCTGCATAAGGAATTAAGCAGACACCGCTTTGCAGTAATCGTAGCACACCGCCGCTTTGGTAAGACCATCGGAATGGTGAATCACCTTATAAGGGATGCTTTGCAGAGTGACTTAATCAGCCCGCAGTATGCTTTGGTAGGTCCGTTCAGTGCACAGATGGAAATTATTGCATGGGGACCATTGAAGTATTACACAAGCGTCATAGAGGGCATCAAGGTGAATGAAACTAAAAAGTATGTTGAATTCCCCAGTAAAGTACCTGGAGCGCAGGGAGCGAGAATATATATCGTTGGTGCGAATAACCCCGACGCATTACGTGGTACATATTGGGACGGCGTAATACTTGACGAGTATTCGGATATGAAGCCGGAGATGTGGACGCAGATAATCCGACCTGCGATAGAGAACGGCGACAGAAAAGGCTATTGCTATTTCATCGGTACACCCAAGGGGCAGAACAACTTCTATGAGATGTACAAGAAGGCCAAGACGAATAAGCGTTACTTTGCGTATTTGTCGAACGTGTACGATAGCGGCATCTTAGACGCAAAGAGCATAGAAGAACTGAAAGAGGATATGCCGGAGGTAGAATTCAGACAAGAGTATTTGTGTGACTTTAGCGTATCGGCAATCAACGAGCTTTTCAGCCTGGAGGAACTAGATAAGGCTTTCAGTAGAGAGCTGACAGAAAAGGATGTTCCCTATGATATGCCGCTGGTGCAAGGCGCTGATATAGCGCGCTTTGGCGATGACAGAACGTGCATATGGCGGCGTAAGGGTTTAATGGCATATGCTAAGCCGAGAATCTATAAGAAGCTGAACACGATGCAGACGGCAGATTATATTGCTTTGGCAATGGATGAAAATAAGGCAGATATGACCTTTATAGACGTTGGCAACATGGGTGCTGGCGTAGTCGACAGATTACGGCAGATGGGGTACACGGCTTTGAGAGAGATACCATTTCAAGGTGCGGCGATAGAGAATAAGCGCTATGAGAATATCAGAGCAGAGATGTACTTCAAACTGAAAGACTGGATAGAAGATGGCGGAGCTTTGCCGGATGAACCTGGACTAAGAGAGGAGCTTGCTGTCATTCACTACAAGTACTCTAAGAATGGGCGTTTAATACTAACGCCTAAAGAGGAGATAAAAGAAAAGCTAGGACGTTCACCGGACCTTGCAGACGGCCTGGCACTAACATTTGCAAGGAAGGTTCCGTTAAGGCAGTTAGGGTTTGACGATAGAAAGCCTAAAGTGCTGATGTGCAATACAGAATATTCGATTATGGGGGCGATTTAAAAATGGGTGGCATTGCAAAATTATTCGGTGGCGGCAACATGCCGACTATTGAAAAGGTGGACCCGGCACCGACTACCGTTGCGACAAGCAGCGAAGTTGCGGCCGGCAGCGACAGTAACAAGAAGAAACGCAGAGGCTTTTCATCTACGCAGACAAGCACTATTGCTAGTGGCGGCGAGGGCGGCCGTAATACTTTAGGCTAAGAGGTAACAGCTTATGAACTTTCAAACGATAGCGGCGAGCAAGCCACAGGGAACACTTCCTAGTGACGGGGTGCCGCTGAAAAAGAACTTGCCAGACCGCCAACGTTTGGTGCGTAAGCTTAAAAGCATGTACGAGGATAGGCGAGATTGGGTAGACAGATGGAAAGAGATAAGAGATTATCAGCTCCCGTTTGTCGGAGAGTTTGACGATACGGCAGACAAGACCAATCCCGCACGCAGACGTGACTTAAAGATTGTGCACGGGGTAGCTTGGAGAGCGGCACAGGTATTCGCTGCTGGCGTTATGAGCGGACTTACACCGCCGAGCCGCCAGTGGTTCAGATTTGCATATAGACGGCCGGAACTGAATACGAATGTTGAGGCTATGAAGGTGCTTGACACAAGACAAGAGATTGTATCAAGCGTGCTTGCAAAGAGCAACTTCTATAACAGCATCCATACTGTATATCTGGAATTGCCTTTTGGACAGTGCCCGATGGCTATATTCTACGACGCAGAAAACGGCGTGAGGTTTCAGACAATGACAATCGGTACTTATGCACTTGAAGCAGACGGCTTCGGCAAGGTAACTACTTTTGCAAGAAAGTACGATATGACTTTGCAGCAGCTAGCAGACTGCTTCGGCGTAGACGCTTTGCCCGACAATCTGAAAGGACTGTTAGACAATCAGACCAATCTTACTAAGAAGTATAAAGTCTGCTGGATGGTAGAGCCTAACAGTGATAAGCTGCCTGGCTACATGGACAGACTGAATATGCCGTATAGAAGCGTGTACTGGTTGGAAAAGTCAGAGAGTGACGAATACTTGTATGTTGGCGGCTTTGAAGAAGAAGCAGTACCGGTAGCGCGTTATCTTGTCAGCGGCAATGAGGCATACGCAAGAGGTCCTGCGTGGTTTGCAGAAGGCGACAGTAAAATGCTGCAACTGCTGAAAAAAGATTATCTCACAGCAATAGAGTTAAAGATAAAGCCGCCGATGCAAGGCAGTCCAAGCCTTATGAATAACGGCGGTATTAACTTGATGCCTGGCGGTCTAACAGCCGTAGATGACCAGACGCAAGATATGGTTAAGCCTTTGTTCGCGGTTGACCTTGACTTGAAGGACGCGCAGGAAGAAATTATTCGCGTTGAGGATGCTATAAAGAGAGCATACAGTGCTGATTTGTTCTTGATGTTAGATAACCTTGATAATAGCCGCATGACTGCTAGAGAGGTTATGGAGAGAACGCAGGAAAAACTGCAACAGCTAGGCCCGGTGGTTGAGCGATTGCAGGATGAATTCTTAACACTGATTCTTCAACGTGTATATAACATCATCGACAGAAGCGGTGGATTCCCACCGGTACCGGAAGAACTACAAGACATTTTGAGTGAAGAGGATGTAGAAGTGGACTATATTTCACCTTTGGCGCAGGCGCAGAAGATGAGCGGACTTGTGAATATCGAACAGGCGATAGCACAAACCGGACAGATGGCGCAAGTATGGCCAGAAGTTACGAAGAAGATTAACCCGTTGGGTGCTATTACAAAATACTTTGAAATGCTTGGCGTGCCTGCGATGGCATTGCGCAGTGATGAAGAAGTACAAGAAATGCTCAAACAAGAGCAGCAGGAAATGCAACGGCAGCAGGAAATGCAGGAAGGCTTGGCAATGGCACAGGCTGCGGCTCCTGCGGCAGAGGCGGCCAAAAATCTTACTGCGGCGGCGAATGATTCCAATCCGGCTATTACAAGCTGGCTAGGCGTGCCGGGAGGTTGGGAATAATGAGCGAGCAGTTTAAATATAAATCCAATACCGGCGAGGATAGAAAGCAAGCACTGCTGACAGAGTACATGCTAAGAGAGCAGGCAAGAAGGGATAAAGAGGCCCTACTTGACCTGCTGGGGAGTGAAAGCGGACGCTGGTTCTTGATGCGTATGCTTGATGTGACCAAAGTAAACTCTATGTGCTTTACCGGCAACAGCAAGACTTTCTATAACGAAGGCCGCCGCGACGTAGGCTTAGGCATTATCAAAAGCATTTTAGCACTTGGGCTGCAAGGCATAGAGCTAAAGCAGCAGGCTGAAATGGAGTATGCAGAATTCCAACTAAAGCTACAAGAGCTGGCAGTGGAATATGTAGATAATAACAAGGAGGAATAACTAATGGGCGAGAACGGCGAAAACACAGTTGTGAACGGCGAAGGCGCACAGCAGCAACCCGATACCGCAGCGCAACAGCAGCAAACAGAACCGACTACTAATGCAACTAATAATACAAGTGCTTCCAGCACTATTGCAGGGAACGGAAGTAATGGGCAAGGCGCACAACAGCAGCCCGGCACAGTGAATTATGACTTTGCAGGAGTAGAAATGCCGGAAGGCTATGAGCTTAGTGCTGATGAGCAAGGACGCTTTGTAGATGTCATTAAAGGCATGAACCTTAGCAATGACCAGGCAAGAGCACTTGCAAAGTACGGCACAGAGTATGCAAGCCGTGTAGTGCAAGGCGTAGAACAGCTCCGTGCGCAAGAAATTGCTAAATGGGGTGACGAAGCTAAAACGGCACTGGGCACAGACTTGGGCAAAGTACAGGGCCTTTGCGATACTGCCTGCCGTAAATTGGAGGCAATGTATCCGGGCTTGAACGTGCGTGAAGCGTTAGAAATTACTGGCGCAGGCAATCAAATTGCTATCGTGAGAGCATTTGCGAAACTTGGCGAACTGCTTGGCGAGGACCCCGGCTTGGCTGCACAAAACGGCGCACAAGGCTTAAACGCTGCGCAAGGCATTGCAGCAAACATGTACCCGAAAACCGACTGGAGCAGGTACAAATAATTTATTAACTTTTAATTGAAAAACAGGAAGGATGATGAAACTATGGCTACTATTGGTTACTCCCAAACTATGAGTGACTTACGAAAGTATTTAACTCCGCAAGGCGCTATTGACCGCGTTATGGAAGTGCTTAACGAATCCAATCCTATTATGGAAGATATTCGGTGGATGGAAGGCGATTTGCCGATTGGTACTAAAACTACTATTCGTGCCAGCCTGCCTTCTCCGTCTATCCGTCGTATTAACCGCGGTACTTCTCCGACTAAAGGCACTGTAAAACAGCGCATTGATGTATGTATGCACTTGGAGGACCGTTCCTGCGTGGACGTTGAATTGCTTTCCGGTAAACCGAATCCGCAGGCTTTCCGTATGGCAGAGGATGATGCACACGTAGAAGGCATGGGCCAATACGTCGCACGTCAATTCTTGTACGGCAACTTAGATGAAGACCCGGACACTTTCAATGGTATTGCAATTCGCTACAATACTTTGACCGACGGCGGCAAAGGCACTCCAGGACACCAGGTGATTTCCGCTGGTACTCCTGGCACTAACACTAATGCTTCTATCTACTTCGTAGACTGGGGCGACCGCCGTGTAATGGGTGTATATCCTAAAGGCACCCAGGCAGGCTTGAAGACTGAGGACTTGGGCGAAAGTGATGTGTACGACGAGAACAACAAGCCGTTCCGTGCATTGCAGACCTTGTACTCTTGGAAGTGCGGCTTAGCGGTACAAAATGTTCGTTCTATTGTGCGCGTGTGCAACATTGATGTCCAAAAGCTTAACTCTTTGACTGACAGTGCGCAACGTGAGCTGATGAATAAATTCATCTTCGCAAAGAACCGTCTGCAAGACCCGAAAGCGCCGGTTGCGTATGTATCTGACGGCGTATACTCTTGGCTGGAGTGCTATCTGAACAACAAAAACAATGTTCATGTTACCCGTCAAGACTTCATGGACGCACCGCCTAAACTGTACCTTGCAGGTATTCAGATTAAGAAACTTGACTGCCAAAGCGAAACCGAAGCGGCAGTACAATAACCGGAAGGAGTGAATAACAATGATTTTTGACCAGCAAAATATGTACATGGACAATTCCTTGACCAGCAATGTAATTGCGAACGTTGGCGGCGGTGATGCGGCCGACCCGTTGTTTCTTGTTATCACTGCGCCGACCGCCTTAGCTACTAGCGGCACTATCACTGCGGCGCTGGAAACTTCCGACAGCGAAAGCTTCGGCACTAAAACCGTTGTTGCGACTTATACCCTTGCTGCCAGCAAGAAGGGTGTCTTGGTTGCGGCAAAACTGCCGTATGGCATGAAGGCTTTTTCCAGACTGACTGTTACCGGCGCAAGCGGCGGCAAACTGACTGCTGGCTTGACTGAAACTGTTCCGAACTGGCCGGGCTGATTTAGTACTTTAAGGGGAGGGCGAAAGCTCTTCCCTTTTTTAATAATCAAGGAGGAATAGTTAAAATGCTTAACATTACCGATGTATGTAATATGGCGCTGGCTCATATCGCCAAAGGGCGTATAAGCAATATAGATGAGCAGTCGGAGTTGGCCAGACAGTGCAAACTGTTTTATGAGCCTACCCGCAAAGAGTTATTAAGAAGCTACACTTGGGGATTTGCAAAGCGCGTGAGCAAGCTTGCAGAACTTAATATCGAATCTCCGTACTGGTCCCACGTTTACGCCTACCCCGAAAAGTGCCTTGCTGTGCGCAAGATATTTGACGCTGACACCGGCGCAATGATAAGGGCAGGCGAACAGCAGCAGGAAGAGTGGGACTTATATATGGCAAGTGACAACGTGCTTGGTATAGGCTGCAATATCCCTGCTGCGTGGCTTGAATATACCTATGATGTTGACGACGTGGAAATGTTTTCAAGTGATTTTTTGAGCGCGTTTACTCATATGCTGGCGTTTAATATCTGCGTACAACTGACCGGCAACAGCGGCTTGCAGCAGGCGCAGTATCAGCTTGCAATGGCGGCATTACAGAAAGCGAAGTATACCACGGCAAGCGAAAAGAAAGAATTGCCGGACTATCCGAGCAAATACTTTGACGGGAGGGCGTAATTATGGCTAGTGGGTTAACACCTTATTATTTACTGCAGCCTGCATTTACCGGCGGCGAAATCAGCGCCGAAGTTGCCAACCGCGTCGATTTAGATAAGTACCAGCTTGCGGTACTGCAAGCCTATAACTGCCTTATCAAGCCGCACGGTCCTATTTATCGCAGACCGGGAATGAAGTATATGGCACGAACAAAATATAGCGATAAAGCGTGTATCCTGGTGCCGTTCAACGGTGCAGATAACACCGACTATCTTTTGGAGATTAGCGAGAAATATATAAGAGTACATAAGAACGGACTTTATATAAACATAGAACTTATGACACCATACACGGCGGATATGCTGCAAGATTTGAGATTTGTTCAAAGTGCAGATACTATGTTTATTGCGAGCGGCAAATATCCGGTGAAACAGCTTGCAAGATATTCGGAAACTGACTGGCGTTTTTCTGATTTTGAAATTACTGATATGTATTTCGATGAATCAAACTCACTTGAAAATTATAGCGGCATAAGCTATACATCACCCGGAACGTATCTATTCCAACCGACTGTTACCGGTGAATACCAGATTGACATAGCTGGCGGCGGTGGTGGCGGCGGGGGTGCCGCCAAATACAGGAAGAAGATGGGTGAACATTCAAGTCGTACTGTATATATCAACGGCGGCAACGGCGGCAACGGGGGGCGTATTATTAAGACTTTGACTTTAAACAAGGAAACGAGCTACACAATAACTGTCGGTAGTGGCGGCGCAGCAGGGAGTAATGCAAGCAACTCTGCGCCTAGCGGAAGTAATGGTGTAAGCAGTACAGCGTTTGACATGATAGCAAAAGGCGGTGACGGCGGCACTGGCGGCAGAAAAGGCGAACCGAATACTCCGGGAACAGACGGAACGAGCTACGGCAATGGTGCTAACGGAGGAGCAGGCGGATACGGCAAAAGTTTTTTTGGCAGCAGTGAAACTCAGCCAACAGCGGGTGCTAATGGCTGGGTAAAGATTTTATATGCCGGCAATAAAGAATTAACACCTTCGGGAACGCAAGGTGATATTACCTTGACGAGCAACAAGAATATTTTCGTTAGTAGCAAGCCTGGTGCGTGCATAAAACTTAAGCAAGAGATTGCAAGCAAGACTGTATCAACCAGCAATGGCACTACTGAAAGAGTGCGCGTAGGCGAAAATTGGAAGGTTATCAGTCACGGAACTTGGAGTGGCAGTTTTGCTATAGAAAAAAGCGACGATGGCGAAAGTTGGAAGGAATACAGAAAATATACATCTAAAGACGATTACAACCCGTCCGAAAGCGGCAGCGTAACAGAACCGGTATTTTTAAGGGCGGTATGTACTATCAGTAGCGGTACTTGCACTGTTGATTTAACAGCAATGGCCTACAATGCGGAAGGCGTTGTAAAACTCACTGAAATCACTAGCGACAGTACAGCTAAAGCCCATGTTGAAAAAGAACTTGGCTCAACGGATATGACAACTAATTTCTTATGGGGCGCATGGAGTGAAGAATTTGGCTACCCGCAAACACTGTGCTTTTTCCAAGACAGACTATGTTTTGGCGGCACGAAGAAGCAGCCTTACATGGTATGGATGAGCAGAACCGGTGATTACGGCAATTTCAGTGTAGAGAAAGCCAGCGGCACTGTTACCGATGATAGTGCAGTAGCACTTGCGTTTGTAAGCCGCAAGCAGTTTAAGATTTTGCATTTGATAGCAAGCACCGATTTAATTGTCTTGACCGCTGGCAACGAATGGACAGTAAGCGGCAGCGATACTGTAACCCCATCTAAGGCCGTACCGAAAATGCAGACTACACGCGGATGCAGCACTGTTGAGCCGCTGATGATTGGCGGCAGAATCGTGTTTGTACAAGGCCGTGGAAGCACTGTAAGGGATATGGCATATAGCTATGAAACAGACAGCTACGGCGGCAATGACTTAACCTTGCTGGCAAAGCATATCATAGAGAATGTGCAGATTGTCGACAGCGCGTATAAGCAGGAACCCGACAGCACTATTTACTTTGTGAGAAGCGACGGAACTATGGCTTGCTTATCCTACATCATGGAACAAAAAGTATATGCCTGGTCGACGATAGAAACGCAAGGCAAGATTGAAGCTGTGGCGGCAGTGCAGGAAGGCGACGAGGATATTATTTATCTTGTAGTACAACGAGAAATAAACGGCGTGACAGTACGCAATATCGAATATCTGGCAAAGAATCCTGCAAAGAGCAATAACCCCGACGATTATATTATGCTTGATAATGCTATTGAGTATAGCACTGCTGAAAAGAGCAGTGGGGAAACAGAGATTGATGCGGCAGAGTTGGCAGGTGAAAAAGTTACTGTTATCGGTGATGGAAGAATGTATAGCGGACTGACAGTAAGTCAAGACGGCACTGTGACGCTCCCGGCGGCCGTACAACACGCTTTTATTGGCTTGCCCTATAGAAGTATCGTGGAACTTCCAAACGTCGAAATTAAGACTGGTGACGGCACTATGCAAGGACGCAAAAAGCAGATTAGTAATTGCATCCTGCGTTTAAGTAATTCTCTTGGCGGCATGGTCGGGCCGGATATAAATACTATGGACTTGATGAGCTTTGATGAGCAGGACGCAGTGAGCGATATTAAATTATTTACCGGTGACAAGCATATGACTTTGCCTATTGGCGGCTTTAATAACGAAGGCAGAGTGATTATCGTTACGGATGAGCCATATCCTTTTAACTTGCTGGCGGTAGTGCGGGAGGTGTCTTTCGGTGGCTAAGAAGTGGACAGTTGAAATACTTGATAATAAGTCAAAAGAAAATGTTGTGCCGTTGATTGAAGAACTTATGCAAGATATACGGCCGCATGATAAGGAAGATTTGGAAGCAAGCAGCGACCCGGTATTTGTACTCATTGGTAGTATCAAGCTTGACGAAGAAACAAGGGTATACCGTGGTGAGGATGGCCAACTGCTTGCGATATTCGGTAAGGGCACTATGGAATGGGGCGCACCAGGGCGCGGTATTTGGATGGTTGGCACGAACGAACTTTACAACGGGTACACAAAGAGCCTGCTTTTCAAGGAGGCTAAAAGAGTGCTGAATGAATGGGTGCGTAAGCATGGACTGTTGCACAATATCGTCTACGAGAAGAACCGCACTAGCATTAACTATTTAAGACACTTGGGGGCGGTATTCTTGGTAGAGCCTAAAATAGGTTGGGACGGCAAAAAGTTTTATCAGTTTTATATTCCATATAGAGGGGAGTGAACGTAATGGGTACACTTGGAATCTTAATGGGGCTGCAAACTGTTATGCAGTTAAGCGGCCAGCATCAGCAGGCCAAACAGCAGGAACAGGCATATAAAGCGCAGGCGCAGGCCGCACAGCAGAACGCGGCTATTATGAGCCGCCAACGTGAGCAGCAAGCAGAAGCATATGCGCAGAAGCAGAGCCAGCTTAACGATAGAATGAGGCTTGCAAGGGGGCAGGCGCTGGCGGCGGCAGGCAGCAGCGGCCTAACTAGCGGCGGCAGTGTCAGCGATATTCTTTCAAGCAGTGAGAACGCTTACAGAAAAGACAGCATGAATCTGTTGCAGAATCAGCGCAATGATGCGTGGAGCACTTATGTAAACGAAGTCAATTACCGCAACCAGGCAAGCGCATATAATGCGGCGGCGAAGAACGCTAAAGCCAACGGCAAAATGCAGATGTTTAGTACGCTTGTAGGTGCGGCGGCGAACGCTTACTCTAAAGGTATGATTGGCGGCAGCAAGGGAACAACTACGGTAAGCAGTGACGATTGGTACGATGCTAACAGTGATTTCAATCTTCCTGCTAGCAATATGAACGGCTTCAATCTTTACAACCAGGCAAAGAAGAATAACCCGTTCATGGATAATACAGGCTTTACTAAATGGAACTGGTAAGGGAGGTGCAGTATGAAGATTGCAGGTTATCAAGGCAGCGTCAATTTAGGTACCGGTGGCGGTGCGACTGTCAAGGTATCGAGTGACCTTAACGCTTATGGCAGCGGCGGCAAAGGACTTGCCGCTATTGCCGGTGCCGCCAACAAATGGGCGGTAGCAGTAGAAGCACAGCAGGAAGATGAGGACAAACAGTCCATTCTTAATGCTATGGATATATTTAATAAGAGCCGTTATAACATCATGTACAACGATGAAAGCGGCCTTATGAATACAAAGTTAGAAGGCACTGCCGGTGCAGGCGCAAGCTACACAGAGCAGATAAATAAAGCAAGGCAGGATGTATTAAGTAATACCAAATTGCACAGCCAAAAGAACCAGCTTGCATTAGACCATTTAATGTATCAGAGCGCACAGCAAGGCTTCCAGACTGTCGACCAATACGAGCAGAAGCAAAAAGAAGCAGTCACTGATTTGCGCTATGACAATAATATTCAGAACTCCTGCGAGTTTGTACAGAAGAACTGGAACAACCCGCAGGCGCTGCAAGATGAAATTATTCGTACACAGTTGCTGACAAGTGCTATATATGGCAAGCGTGGCGCAGAGTTTATCGAATCTAAGAGCAGAGCCAACATTGGGCAGGTGGTAGCAAGTGCCGTCGGTGCAAGCATCACCAACGAAGATTATGGCACTATGCGTAACATCATGGATAAGTACGGTAGTTATCTGACTGCCAATCAGCGAGCTGCTTTTGAGAAGGTGGCATACGATAAAGAGAGCAGCGCTTTTGAAAGAAATACCGCTAAAGATTTGTATGCTAAATATGGCGACAATGAAGAAGCGGTACGCAAAGAACTTGAAGGCATGAAAGGATTTAGCGGCGGCGAAAGCGGTAATGATTTTGAGAATTTGCTAACTTCTTTCGGTATTCAAGAGAGCGGCGGCAATTATAACGCCAAGAATGGCCGTACAGGCGCAAGCGGCAAGTATCAGATTTTGCCTAGTAACTGGCCTAGCTGGAGCCAAGAAGCGGGCTTGCCAGCAGGCGCAGCAATGACACCGGAAAATCAAGAGATTGTAGCACGATTTAAGTTAAAACAATACTATGATAAATACGGTGCAGCAGGTGCGGCGGTAGCATGGTATAGTGGAGAAACTAATGCGCAACGCTGGGTAAGTGGTAAAACAACGGACGTATGGGGAAACACTTGGGATACGCCGCAGCATGGGAACGAGCCTAGCATTAAGGAATACGCTACCAGCGTTGTAAAGAGAATGGGTACGGTGCATAGCACTAGGCCTATGAGCCAGGAAGAGCAAGACCGCATCATAAAGCAATACCGCACTATCAAGGCAGACCATGACAGAATAGAGACCTACAAGAAAAACAAACTTTTTGAAGGAATAAAGAGTGATTTGTTTAGTATGTTTAATAACGGCACAAGCTATAGTGACGCTATGAGCTGGGCTGTCAAGCAGGTAGGCAGCGACGCCGACAAGTATGTAACTTATCGCAATGCTGTTAATGCTATATACGGGCCGCAAGGCAGAAGCGGCAGTGGCGGCAGCGGCGGACGTGAAGGCATTGCCAAACTTGGCAGTGACGGCAAAGAGGCGGTAATCTCTATGCTGGAAGCAGGCAAATTTAAATCTAAGGCAGAGTTTTTAGCTTTTGCAAGAAGCCACGGAGCATCTAATTCTGAAATGAACTCATTGGATAAGTCTTATGACAACTGGTTGAATGGTGCAGGTGAATATGCTTATGATTGGGACGGCCTTTGCAGAAACGCAATGGGCGGTAAGTCAGACCCAAAAATTAAATCCGGCGTAAAAATATACGGCAAGCAATTTGTGAGAATGTATCGTGCGCAGCACAACGGTATGAATCCCGACGAATCTGTTTTATTGGATGAGATGAAAAAATCTATTACAAGCAAAACATTCGGTACTTATGTAACAAAGCCGGGTTTCTTATGGGATAGCACAAAGACTTTTAGCGGCAGTGATGCGCTGCTGGCAAAAGCAGGTATCGCAAAAGCAGAGAAAATTGGTGACGATTGGTATCACGTTACATATTTCGATGGCAGTGACGGCAACGTCAATGGCGGCTATCTTGATGAGGTTATGAATGGAGATTATTAAATGAGCTGGGAAGATAACGAAAGAGAATTTCAAAGACTGCAACAGGAAAAACAGGATTGGTATAACGGCGGTTACGCAACCGGAGCAGACAGTAATTTAACACCTGCTGAAACTCTAGGTTATTATGACCTGCAAAAAATGAGCGACGATGAGTATAACAAATTTTCGCAAGCCGTAAAGAGCAATAATTCGCCAACGATTGATACTGCTAGTATCATCAGCGACGATAAGCCGGGCATAGGCACTGCCGTAATCAACGGCCTTAAAGGTTCGGTACGCGGCTTATTTGGTGCGGCTAAAGCTGCCGTTGACGCTAATATTGAAGCTCATAAGGGCGACAAGAATGTTGTTAAAGAGTATGACCAATCCGAAAACATCAGCAAAGCTTTAGGCTATGTTACCGACGAGATTTTAAAGCGCGAAGAAGTTAAGGCTGATACGGCGGCTGGGCAACTTGGTTACGATTTGGCCGAAAACGGTATTCAACTTTTAGTGCAACTTGCACTGACTAAAGGCGCAGGCGCTGCCGGTGCAGGAATGAAAACTGTACACGCTATCAGTATGCTTTACAATGGTGCAAACATCAGCGGTGAACAATATCTGCGACTGCGCAAAGAAGGCGTAAACGCAAGCAGAGCGGCAGAAGCAGGCTTGATGAACGCTGTGCCGCAGGCGGTATTGGAAGAACTGCCGCTTGGCAGACTGCTAAAGAAGATGCCAGCCGGTAGCGGTCTGAAAGCTAAGATTTGGGAAGTCACTAAACGCGGCCTTGAAGAAGGCGTTACCGAAGCATTGCAGGAATTCCCGGAACAGGCGACGGACTTATGGGCAAAAAACCCAGGTGCAAGTACTGCAAAACTTGCGGAAATGTGGGGTGAGAACTGGCAGCAGAATTTGAAGGAAGCAGGCTATAGCGGCCTTATCGGCGGTATCCTTGGCGGTACAGTCAGTGGCGTAAGCGTTGCCGTTGACAGTGCCGTTGAGCACGTAGCCTTGAAAGCGAACGAAGAACGCAAGGCAAAGTTAGTAGCAGACGCTGAACGAATCAAAGAAACAGGCATTAACCCCGAATACGCAGGAGCAAGCATTGACGCTATTAATGCTAACGTAGAGGATAATACTGTTACTGTATCAGCGCAGGATTTAGAAGGCTACAAGCAGACTAGCAACAATAATAAACTTTTTGAGGAATTGGGAATTACCGAAGAAGAAGTTGCAACGGCTGCGGAGCTGGGGCAGGATATAGATATTAGCCGTGGCAAGTTTACGGCGGCTATGGCTAAGGACAATGCACTGTTTGAGGCTACAAAAGACAATATGTATTTTGACAGCAACGGCGAATTGTCGGACGGCGGCGCAAAGACACGTAAGGAATTGCGAGAAGGCTATAACTTAACCAGGCAAGCAAGTACGGAGCTTGACGCAGAACTTGACGCTATTGTTGACAGCGCTACTAAAGCCGGTATGAATAAATCTCATGCTGGCAATTTGCGCTTAGTGCTGGAGAGCCGCGCACTTATTGCAGACCCCGAAAATCCTGCTGCATGGCTGCAAAAGAATAAGCTGCGCTTTGAAGATGGCGGCAAAGCTAAACAAAAGAATGGCTGGTTTAGCAAGGGAGGAGTGCTTAAAAAAGAGCAATTCTATACTACTAATATTACCGGAAATGAGATGGGACACTATTCAGATTTGAAGAGCTTGCAGAAAAAGGCTTTTGCATGGTATAGGGACAACTTGCAAGGCACGAGCGTTCATAATGGTGTATTGGGTGATATTAGAATAGATAAAGGGTATCAAGAAAATAATATTAAATTTGGCGCAAGTGGCAGAAAGAAAATGGAACACACTTCCGCTAAAAAAGAAAAACTTTTTGCATTGCGCTATTTACGTGAAATTATGGAGAATGGTAATTTCGTTACAGAATCTGCGCCGCAAAAAGAAAAACATTCAGACGAGAATTTTTATTATATTCATTCTGCACTGAATGTAAATGGTGAAAAACGTTATGTAGTTGTTACAGTAAGAGAACATAATGATAAATCATTATCATATTATAATCATAATGTTTTTAACGAAAGTGAGTATAAAAAAATAGAGGACGCGTTCAAGCCCTCGGGTTCCGAGCAATTCAAGGCTCAGCCCAGTATCTCAAACAAAACGTCCTCTTTTGCTGATAGTGTATCACAAAAAGCAGATAATTACAAGCAACAAAAAATTGTCAATGGTACACTGAAAGATAAAGGCATGATTTCCCTAATGGATGATGGTACTTATGTTATCACGCTTTTTAAAGGTGCAGACGCAAGCACAGTTATCCATGAAACAGGACACTACTTTGCAGAAACTATGATTAACGAAGCACTTGCAGACCCCAGCAATGCAAGACTAAATGCTGATGCAAAAAAACTCATGGAGTATGCAGGCATTGATGCTGAAACATGGGCAAGCGGTGACGTTGAAGCAAAGAGAGCCGGGCATGAAAAACTGGCAGAAGCATTTGAAACCTACATCATGGAAGGCAAAGCGCCTAGTGTTGGCTTGCGCGGAGTGTTCCAGAGATTCGCTAATTGGTTATCAGCTATTTATAGCAAGATAGCAAGAAGCGACAATGCGGCAGAGCTGACACCGGAAGTGCGGCAAGTGTTTGACAGGATGCTGGCTTGCCGTGAAGAGATTGAAGTTATGTCGCGCATGGAAGGTATGTTTGGTGGCTTGCCGGAGAATATAACATCCAAGTTATCAGACCAAAATAAAAAAGCCTTGCAAGATAAAATCTTGAAGGCTAAAGACAAGGCCGTGGATATTCTGACAAGACGTGCAATGGCTGATTTCAGCGCAAAACGCAGAGCTGAAAAGGCTGCTTTCATCGAAGAAATACGGCCGCAGATTGAGCAGGCAGTAGCGCAAGAACTTGTCAATCGTGCAAGAGTGCAAGTCGGGCAGGAATTTGGGCAAGAATCAAAACTTGCTAATCCCGCGATTATTGCGAGAAAATACAGGCACGTTTTAGGAAACGTACTGCCAAACTATAATGATATGCTGAACGATACCAACGCCAGCATTGACGATATACTTAATCCGATAGTTGAGTATCTTCAAGCAGAAGTCGACGCATATGGCACACTTTCTAAAGAGCGTGTTGCAAACGCTGAAGATATGCTGATTGCTATGTTCAGCAAGTCAAGACAGAAAACTGTTACC